AGAGGATATTAAGTTTTCTGACAATTTCATTTCTCCCAAAAAGTGCACAAATCATATACATGTTTTTTGTATATATTTTACCTGTAAAAAGTACAAAAAAACTTGCATTTTTGGTATAATCTGATATAATAATTATAGAAACAAAAAGAACAACAAAAAGGAGAAAGAAAAATGAGAAAAACAATTAAAGTAAATGACGTAAAAAAAGAAATTGAAAAATTGGTTAAAAATGCGATTCAATATAATAAAGACGGTCATAATGAATTGTATGAATATTGTTATAATAAAGCAATTTGTTATAAAACATTAATACAAGAAATTGCTATCGATTATGCCAAACCGTCATATAGTAAAGAGTTCAGTGACATTGATAATTGGTTTACCGAAATCACCAATAACGCTATTTATAAATAAAATAATAACCTGTCGTGTAACTGGACTGTATGGGTTCGAATCCCTAGGCAGGTTTGCCACAAGGTAAAAAATAAAAAAGAAAAGAGGACAAGAAAATGACAAAAAAATTATTACAAGAAAGATGTGAATATTTTTCTGAAATTGCAGGTCAGAAAATTGAGGTTCGTTACTATAACGGTTATTGTCACGTTGTAAACGCTGAAAACGGAACAATATATGCCGTTGGCACAAAGCAATACTGCTATGATGCAATTTATAACATGATGCAAGGTTTCTGGCTTGCATCTGCAAAATACGCAAATTAGCGTATTATTACAATGTAAATAAAAAGAAAAGAGGAAAAGAAAAATGAGAAAAATTACAGAAAGAACATCAATGAAAGAAAGATATAGTTTGGAAGTTCCAATTGCCTGTTTATCACTGTCACCGTTCACAGCCATTGTATTATATCAGCCAGATGAATATGATTCAGGAAAATGTGAGTTTGTCGTAGCTGATTTAGACGTTTTTTGTGAACCAATAAGCCCTAGGAAGGTAAAAACTCACATTGATTGTGACGGTAAACCTTATTTTTACCGATACAATAGAAAATGTTACCTTGATGAGTTTATTCGAATACCAGAATCGAAAAGGGCAGAAGTAATCAACTTACTTGATTAAAATATAGTGAGTTAGTTATCACTAATAAGCGTTTATAAGTAACGCTTATAATATCATTAGAAATAGGAATTAGACAAAAAACTACCAATATGGTATTATAATATTGTACCAAACAAAAGGTACTTGTCTTTTTTCCTTTCCTTGAAAGTATAGTTTCTGTCGTGTAACAGGGCTGTATGGGTTCGAATCCCTTGACAGAAGTTGCCAAAAGCAAAAAAAAAAAAAAAAAAAAAAAAAAAGAAAAAAAAAGAAAAGAGGTAAAAAAACAAATGGCAAGAAAAGAAAACATGGTAACAAGAACAATTAAGAGCACGCATTGCGTATTGATGTGTGTTGACACCACAATTGGCGAGGTGAAAAACATTGAAGTAACATTACCTCGCAAGTACAAAGAAGTATCTGACATGCTTACAAAAGCAAAAGAAATCTATGATACGAACACGCTTAAATGCGTGGAAGTCGTAGACTATGTGGAAAAAGAGTGTTTAATGGGTATGCCAGAAAGCTTATTCATTCAGTACGCTAATGAAATCGTAAAACAGAAAAAAGAAGAGAACTAGAAAATAGAGGTAAATAAAAATGCAGATTTATGAAAATTCAAGAGAGTTTAATAAGGTAGAAATTTATCTTATGACATCTTCACCAGACGTGATTTCATTAAAAAACGTGGATGATGAAACTTCAATTCCTATCGACGGTTATATCCTGTTTAAGGATAAAAACCAGAATGGCGAAGAAACTGATATTCTCTCACTTATCACACCAGACAAAAAAGTATACGCTTGTCAGTCTGAGACGTTTAAGCGTTCATTTCTTGAAATCTTTGAACTGATGGACGGCGAAGCCTTTTCAATCATTAAGAAATCTGGTAAAACAAAAGCGGGGCGTGATTTTATTAATTGCGTACTTGATATAAACAGTTTGATGTAATCTAAACAGGCGGAGCGGAAATACCCGCTTCGCTTCTTTTATGAGGTATCGGAAAAATGACATACAAGGAACAATATAAAAAAGAAATAAAAAGAATAAAACGCTTCATAAAGCGTGCTGAAAAAAGAGGGTATTCTTTTAGTTTCAAAGAGCCAGTTCCACCGAAGCGTATTAGAAAAGAATCGGTTGAAAGACTGAAAAAAATAACACCCGAAAAGTTGTATGCATCATCGGTGTACCGTGGATTATATTCAGATTTTCGCGAGTTGGGTGGTTTAGAAGCACGAAAAAGAGAACGCTCAGCATCAGCGAAAAAAGGTGCTGAGACAAGAAAAAGAAAAAAAGAGCAGGAAAAAAGAGAACAGGAAAAGACACCTATTTTTGACTTTATCAATGAAATTATTTCAATGATAAATGAATTGCCGAATGGCCGTTATATTTCATATCAAGTTTTTCTTGATTTTACACCGCATAAAAATTTTTTAATTTCTTTAATTAATGACCGTGCTGATATAGCGTCACAATATAATACGTTTGAAAAGTATTCGAATTATTTAAACGATAATAAGGATAGAATAAGAGTATTATTGGATAAAATAATGCACGACAGCAATGAATCTGAAATCATAGCATCATTTAATGAGTTAGCAGAAATATTAAAAGGTTCGGCGTTATCATTTGAAGAAGCTGAAATGATTGAAGAATTAAATCAGTATTATGAAAGTTTTGTTGATTACTAATGCATGAGCGAAGATATAGATATTTTGTCGGTGATTTCGAAACAACTGTTGATGAAGATATTCACTCACAAACTTCAACGGAAGTGTGGGCTTCTGCTATCGTTGAAATGAATACAGATAATGTAGTCATTTTGAAAAGCATAGACGCAACTTTTCAATATTTACAGTCATTTCGTGAAAACATTTGTGTGTTTTACCATAATTTAAAATTTGACGGTTCTTTCTGGCTTGATTATTTTATTAATAAATGCAAATTTGAACAGGCATATGAAATTTTGAATGATGAAAAAACGTCGTATAAATGGTTAAAAGAAAAAGACATGAAAAATAATACCTTTAAATATTCTATTTCAAGAATTGGGCAATGGTACACATTTACTATAAAAGTAAACGGTATTATAATTCAAGTAAGAGATTCGTTGAAACTTCTTCCTTTTTCAGTGAATCAAATCGGAAAATCGTTTGGAACGAAGCACAAAAAACTTGAAATGGAATACAAGGGAAAAAGGTTTGCGGGTTGTGAAATAACTGATAAGGAAAAAAGATATATCGCAAATGACGTTCTAGTTGTAAAAGAAGCACTCGAAATTCTTTTCGACGAGGGGCATGATAAATTAACTATCGGAAGTTGCTGTTTGTCAGAGTTCAAAAGAATTGTTTCAAAAACAGATTATAATATTCTTTTTCCAGACTTAACAAAACAAGAAATTGATAAAAGTGTATACGGTTATGATAACGCAGATGCTTATATTCGTAAAGCATATAGGGGTGGTTGGTGCTACCTTGTAAAGGGTAAAGAAAATCAGATTAAAAGAAATGGAACAACGGCAGATGTCAATTCGCTTTATCCGTCAATGATGCATAGCGAATCTGGTAATAAGTACCCGTACGGGTATGCGTCTTTCTGGAGTGGCAATTATATTCCAAAAGAAGCACAAAGAAATTTTTATTATGTCAGAGTAAAAACAAGATTTTATTTAAAAGATGGTTATTTGCCATTTATACAGATAAAAGATTCTTTCTTATATAAAAGTACAGAATCTTTGACAACGTCAGATTATTATGATAAAGAAACACAGCAGTATTATTCTGAATATATCGAAAAATATTCTGGTAAAAAATGTGATACACGTGTAACATTAACTTTATCAATGATTGATTTTGAATTGATAAAAGAACATTATAACCTAGTTGATTTTGAAATCTTAGACGGATGTTGGTTTTATGCACTGACAGGTATGTTCGACGAATACATTGACAAATATAGGAAAATAAAAGAGACAAGCAAAGGTGCAAAGAGAACAGAAGCAAAACTTTTTTTGAATAACTTATACGGTAAATTAGCAAGTAATGACGATTCTAGTTTCAAGGTAGCATATTTAAAAGAAAATGGAAACATTGGTTTTATAACATCTACCGAACACGAAAAGAAAGCAGGACATATAGCAAGCGGAGCGGCTATTACATCTTATGCAAGGAATTTCACCATAAGAGCCGCACAAAAAAATTATTATGGAGTTGATAAAAAAGGTTTCATTTATGCTGATACAGACAGTATTCATTGTGATTTGCAACCGGATGAAATAAAAGGAATTAAGGTTCATCCAACAAATTTCTGCGCATGGAAATTAGAGAGTTCATGGGATGAAGCTATTTTCACGCGACAAAAAACATATATTGAACATGTTACGCACGAAGATTTGAAGCCTTTAAAAAAACCATATTATAGCGTGAAATGCGCGGGTATGCCTGACACTTGCAAGGAATTGTTTGTGCAATCAATGACAGAGCACACGTTGGAAGACACAAAAGTGGATTTAAAAACAAAAGAAAAGCTTGAATTTTTGAAAACAAAACGAAGTATGTCTGATTTTAAAGTTGGGTTAAAAATTCCAGGAAAATTACTGCCTAAAAGGATAAAGGGTGGTGTTTTACTGACAGAAACTTATTACGAAATGAGGTGAAAAAATTGAAAGCATTAATTGATATTTCTGTAAAAGATATAGTCGATTTACTAGTGGGAAAAGTAGTAAGATATAGTACTGAAAAATTAATCGGTGAAACAATAGAAATCGAGGTGAAATTAAATGATGAAAAAAGTAACATTAAAACAGTTTTTTAAAATTTTAAAAATAAAATGGATTGACGCTCAGTGTTTACACTCATGTTTATTTTGTCCGTATGCTGATGAGTGCTTAGAAAATTTTATTGAAGAGGAGAATTATAAAAAAAATGAAACTAGAAATTGAATTTGAGAATCAAGAAGATTTAAGAAAAAAATTAAGTTCTTTATTACCATCATCTGTAACACTAAATATAAAATCGCCTTACACAATCGAAGAAATTAAAAAACTCATTAAATTATATGATGATGTTTACCAAAACAATTATTTTGACATTATTAGAAATGGTAGAACGGTTATAAGGGCGAGAAATTATGAAGAAACAATCGTTGAATTACATGCAATGACATCAGATAAGGATGCTATTATAATTCAAAATCCTGCTTGCCTATCTGACATATATGTATTTGTTTCAATATAAAACAAAGGAGAGATTATATCGTTGTGATAAAATCTGTAAGTTGCCAGATATGGAACTTTACACAGTTGAAGAAATTAAAAGAAAAATTAAATTTTACGAACCAAAAATGAAGATAATTATTACAATATTATTAAAAATGGCAAAACGATTTCAAGAGCACTTAATTATGAACAAACTATAAATAAAATATGTTATTTAACATGGAATATCGAAGCTATTATAGTTCAAAATTCTACTTGTATGAGTGACATATATATTTTTACTTAAAAAATAAAGGGCGGATTTTTTACAATCCGTCCTTTTTTATATCTATATCTTATAAGCCATTCAAGACGGTTCGCAAAACCGTGATTCACACTAGCAGTATAATTTCAACCGTGCGTTCTAGTTGTGACATGAAAAACATTATAAGAAGATATCAATATGATAAAGCAGTTAAGATGGCTTCTTTACACTGTAAATCTTTGAATCTGAAACAACCTTTTTCAAAATAATATCGCATATTTGAAATAAAAAATTCATTCGATTTCAGCATTACATAATTTACATTGTGGTCTGCCGTTGTTATTGAAAGTTTAAATGGAAAATTTTCATCGTAATTCTTTCCACAATAGATGATTCCTATATCCCTATATTCTCGTAACGAATATTTCTGGCCTTTATAAATAAGCGTCGCTAAATATTTATTTTTTCCCTTAGGCGTTTCAATAAAAGCGTAATTATCATTCAGATAAACATTCTGACTTGAGTATTCCACATATGAATCCTTTGAAAACGCTTTATTAAACCCGCTTTCCTGTTGTGCTTTTGATGCCGATTCTATGAAACACTGTTCTAAAACAAAACCGTCACCTCTTAAAAAATTAGTATCATTCCTTAGTCTATTTCCGATTTCTAAAACACTGTAATAAGGATTGATAAGACTAACACTATTTGAAGCCATAAAAAGCGGTAAATATTTTACCTGTTTCCCTTGTCCTCTGGCAAGACTGGTATGAACTGAAATTAGTTTCTTAACTTCATCGTTACAATAATGATTTGTTTCACTCTGATACTCATCCATAAACATGTTTTCTACGTCAGAAAAAAGATGGCTCATTTTTTTAATCTGGTCGGCACTGTTTAAAGTTAAAGCATACCCACAACTTTCATCATTCAAAAAAAGTTCGTGATATATCCCCTTTGCTCTTGATTTGCTAGTGATTTCATCACTAGGAAAAAACAATGTGTGAATATCTTTGAAAAATTTGTCTGCAACATCATCTAATTCATAATTATATCTGTAAATCAGTGCAAATTTTTGTTGTCTTTTTTTGAATCTATTTAATAACAATCTATTAAAATAGGTTGTCTTTCCGCCTGTTCTATTACCAGTGCATATATAAATCTCTGGTGTATTTCCGTTTAAGTCTTTTAATGACAAAAGTTTAGTGCCATCGTAGTATTCTTTTTCGCTCATTATAATCACCTCATTATAAGTAAAACTTATTACTTCATAAGAAATTATTATTAATAAATTATAGCATAACTATTGCAACTTGTCAATACATGTGCTATAATTCTTTTATAAGAAAAGCTTATTATCTTATAAGATTAGCTTATGAAAGGCGGTGAAACTATGGGTGCAGATTTTCTAAGTCTGTTGGGAAATTATGTATTTCCTGTCGTAGCGTGTTGTGCAATGGCATATTTTGTAAAATACATGTACGACCAGACTAACAAAAGAATTGACGATTTAAACGCACAGCATAAAGACGAGGTCGACAATTTAAGCACTGTTATTTCTAATAACACAGTGGCACTCGAAAAAATGAATACTTTGATTGAGAGGTTAGGGAAATAATGAAAGCAGATACACTTATCAATAGTGCAAAAAAATATGTTGGTACACCTTATGTATGGGGTGGTGAAAGTTTGGAAGAGGGTGGGCTGGATTGTAGCGGTTTAATGTACATCTCATTGAAAGATTCTGGCTATGAAACTATAAGAAAAACAGCACAGGGTTATTCTTTAATCGGTAAATCTGTTTCTTTAGATTCCATTAAAAGTGGTGACTTGCTTTTCTTCGGAAAATCACAAACAAAAATAACACACTGCGCTATTTATCTTGGCAATGAATTAATGATTGAAAGTATAGGTTCGTCTAAAAACACGAAAAATAATAAAGGTAGGGGCGTAGTTATTTCAAGCTTATACAGACGATTAGATTTAGTTTGTGCAAGACGTGTTTGTGAAGAAGAAACAAACAAATATAAATGTTATAAAGTGGGTAACATTTATACAGTTGCAGTTGACAACTTGAATGTTAGAATCAGACCAGATGTAAAAAGCAAGAGGAAAAACGCTGATGGGCTTACCCTTGACGGAAGAAAACACGCTAATTCAAGAGGACAGTTAATGTACGGTACAAAAGTAACTTGTAAAGAAATTGCAAGAGACGAAAACGGTAACACATGGATTAAAATTCCTAGCGGATGGATATGTGCTATTTATAATTCGAGGGTGTATGTAAGATAATGAGTGAATGGATTTCAAAAAACGCGCATTTAACCGAAGCAGAAACGCTAAATAACGCTTATATTTTTTATGGGATATTTAGTAATCTAGGGTACAGTTTAGAAACCATATCAGCACTCGCAGGAAACGCAGAAGCAGAGAGCGGTATCAATCCAGAATTAGAAGAAGTTGGCGGAACAGGGTACGGTATTTTTCAGTGGACACCGAAAAACGATTTGATTGAAGCATGTGATTCACTAAATTTATCGCCGTATACAGACGGAACAGTACAATGTAATTGCTTAGATGGTGAATTATTTGTATTAGAAAATCAATGGTATACCACGAACGCTTTTATAACACCTTATATACCTAGTGGGGCGACCACAGACATGGTAGGTGTTACCGCACAGGAGTTCAAAGAAAATACGTTAGGTTGGACGCCTGATAAACTTGCTATACTTTTTATGGTAGCATATGAAAGACCAGATAGAAACCCTGCTACAAATCATACTGAATTAAGGCAACAATTAGCGTTAAAATGGTATGAAGTTTTCAGCGGTTCACCAGTTCCACCAACGCCGACAAAAAAGAAAAAAATGCCGATATGGATGTATGTAAGAAAGAGGTGATATAATGGCAGTTAAAACGGTTGATGAAATCATGAAAAAAGTCAGAGAAAGAATCGGAGAAGATGATAGTGACGAAGCGATCGAGTTCATTGAAGATATTTCTGACACTTTTGAAAGTCTTTCAAACACAGAAGATTGGAAAACTAAATTCGAAGAAAATGACAAAAAATGGCGTGAAAAATATCGTGACAGGTTTTTCACTTCAAAAGAAGAAGTTGAAGAAGATGAGATTGAAGAACCAGAAGAAAAAGAAAAGAAAAAATTTGAAGATTTATTTGAGTAAGAGAGGAGTGGTGTAATGCCAAAAAGAGTTGCAGTTAGCACGTTAAATGCTACGACAAGAGACATTTTAAACGTAATCAGACAGAACGCAGGACTTGAGTATCAGAACGCAGTACCTGCTGTTGAAAAAGAAGCCGACATCCCACGGGTAGGTGAAATCATTTTCGGTTCAACGTCATTAAGTAATCAGTTTCTGAACGCACTTGTGAACAGAATTGCATTGGTGAAAGCACGTTCAGCAACTTTCAACAATCCTTATGAAATTCTTAAAAAAGGTTATCTCGAATATGGCGAAAGTATCGAGGACATTTTTGTTTCACTTGTAAATGTACAGGTTTATGACGAAGAATCGGCAAAGGCCAGAGAATTTCAGAGAAATTTCCCAGATGTAAAATCTGTATTTTACGCTATTAACTGGCGTGTTGTTTATCCGGAAACTATTAACGAAAGCGACTTAAATTTAGCTTTTCTTTCTGCCGACGGTGTAACCAATTTAATCGCTAAAATGGTTGATGCCATTTACACATCAAGTAACTATGATGAGTATTTACTTTTCAAGTATCTCATTATTAAAGCAGTTTCACATGGTAAAATGTATCCAGTTTCTATCGGTGACGGAACAAAAACAAGTGATGCAGGTGTTCAGTTCAGAGGACATTCAAACATGTTACCTTTTATGAGTTCTGAATACAATGAAGCAGGCGTAAAAAATACTACACCAAAAGAGAGACAGGTTATTTTCATGGACGCTATGTTCAATGCAAAATACGACATTGAAGTATTAGCAGGGGCGTTCAATATGGACAAAGCGGAGTTCATGGGTCGACTGTTCTTAGTAGACAATTTTGCTACCTTTGACAATGACAGATTTACTGCTATTCGTGAAAAATCTGACGGTCTTGAGGAGGTAACGCAGGATGAACTTGATTTAATGAAACACGTCAAAGCTATTTTGATTGACGAAGAGTGGTTTCAAGTGTACGATAAACTGAACAAGTTTACAGAGAAATATATGGCTTCGACTATGGAGTGGAATTATTTCTATCATGTTTGGAAAATCGTAACACACAACCCGTTTGCAAATGCTATTGTATTTGTAGATGATACCGCAGATGTAGCATTGCCTACTACTATAACTGCTGAGATTACTGGAAAAATGACAGCTGACAATGCAACTGTTTTAACTGTTGAAGCAAGTGCTGACGGTGCTAAACTTTCACCAAACGTAGCAAAATTTGTTCAGACTGAGGAATTAGTTGCAAACGGTATTGCTGTTCATGGCTATGGTACATATATGATTCCAGCAGGAAACACTTCACAGATTCAGATTGTGGTTGAAAACGGCGGTGCTACTTATACGAATAGCACGACGAAGATTAACGCAAAGAGTGATGTCGGTTTAAGTGTTGCTCTTACAAAAAAGTAATATAATATAATACTTTTAAGAGGGTGGTTTTTTCCACCCTCAGAAATGAGGAAATATGACTAAACAGAAAATTAATAAAAGTGCTTTTGTTGATTCAAGCGGTAAAGTGTGGAAAAGTGTAGGCGAAAATATTAGAAATGGAAGTAAAAATTTAAAATCAACTTTTGATAGTTTAGATGAAAATGAATTGCAAAACTTACCTGTAATACCGATTAAGGGTCACTGGGAATATATTACTGATACGGTTGATTCAACTTTGATTCATTCTTTTTCAAACTATTCTATTAACAGTAGTAACAGTTATGCAGAATTAAATTGCAAAATTTATTCGATTATTCTTGTAAATAGTGATAATGTAGAACCTGCTCAATCATTATGTTTACCGTTCATTACAAATAACGAAACTTATGTTGTATTTATTGCAACTGCAACAGTAGAGTGTTTTAATGAATTTTTAATCTATATAGGTGATGAATAATGTATATTGAACCGAGTACAAATATAAGGCTTTTAAAAGACGTGCCACTTGATAACAGCTATAAGCACACGTTATTCTTTCAAACACACGCTGACCAGATTGGCTATTTTGTTTCTAAACAAAAATATAGTTTGGGTAATTATTCGTACCAGAGAATAAATAAAGGTGTTGCAAGGGTTGGAATTTGTGCTGATAACATCTATGAATGCAATTATATGATGTTTAAAAACATAAATTTTGGTGATAAATGGTTCTATGCGTTTATCACAAAAATTGAATATGTTAACAATGAAATGTCAACTGTTGAATTTGAAATCGACGAGTTACAAACATGGCTGTTTGAAATGCAATTAAAAGAATGTTATATTGAACGTCAGCACACAGTCACGGACAATAAATACGAGCATATCGAACCAGAAACAATCGACTTCGGAAACATGATTACACTTGAATCACACGTTCCAAATACAACCGTTGATTCTGACGGTAATACAATCGGAAATTTGCATGACTGGGTGTTAGTTGTCTGTACTGCACCAAAAGGAAAAGACGATATTTTAGCTTTGAAGCAAAACGGTGTTGTTAGTTGTGCTGAATATTATTACTGTCAAAATACCAGTGCTAGTGTGAAAGATTTTTTAGTAAATGTGCTTAGCGGTTTTGATCAAGATAATATTTATTCAGCATATATGTTTCCGAGTGCATTTTGTGGTGGGAGTCAACCTGCATCATCACACATTATTGATTATGGTTTAGATGCACCTATTCGATATAACATGTCAATCAAAGTACCAGATAGCATTAACGGCTACATTCCAAAAAATAACAAATTGTTTTCATCACCCTATATGCTTTATGAAGCAACAGATGATTGTGGAAACTCTCAGTTTTATTTACCAGAAATGTTTGGTAGTAGTAATATTGATTTTCATGTTTACGGTAAATACGTTGGAAATCCTGAAATTTGTATCACGCCTTTATCTTATAAGGGCGAACCAGAAAATTATTCTGAAACATTTGTGATTAGTAACTTTCCAATGGCAAGTTTTGCAAGTGATACTTTTCGTGCGTGGTTAGCAAATAACGGTATATCCACATACATTAGTACGTTGGGTAATATTTCAAGCGGTGTTTTAAGTGGCATTACTGGCAATTTAGTTGGCGTCACTCAAAGTGCTATCGGTGTTGCACAACAAGTTAATAACTTAGCTGTTGCATACAATCAACCTAACAAACTTATAACAACAGATAATAGTCAAATTGTTGCGACTTTACTTCAAAAAATACCTAGAGTAAAAATAAAATGTTTAACACAATCGTACTTAAAACAAGTTGATGATTTTTTTACTGTTTATGGCTACTCTCTTAATGTAAAAGGTATTCCAAACTTACATGCAAGAAAAGAGTTCACTTTTGTAAAAACTAATGGGTGTGTTGTAAGAGGTGATATCCCAGTAGATGCTATACGAACAATTTGCAAATGTTTTGATAGTGGTATTACATGGTGGGTGAATGGTGAAAACGTAGGAAACTATGAAGTTGATAACTCAGTGTTATAAGGTGGTGTATAATGAAGAAAAAGAAAAATCAATCGTTCCATAATACGCTAATGGCGAACGGTGCAACTTATGTGCAATATTATAACCGATTAATGGAACTTTCTATGTCAATGTTTGAATGGAAAAATTTACCAGATACTGTCGATGAAAGATACTTAGAACTAGGACTTTTTTCTTCTGGTTGTATGGTATTTTTTAAAGATGATGTAATTGGTGAATTAGCTTTGAATATGACATATCAAGGTGGTTTTGATATTTACGGTGAACCTAATAGGCGTAGAGCATATAGTAGATATAATCAATTTCAAACAACCCTTGATAAAAGCAACAGTGTAATTATCTGGAACAATATGCTGAGAACTAATTCAGCACTTGACGTACAAATGTTTGCATATAGATTATACAATCTTGATAGAATAGTTGACATCAACGCAAACGCTCAAAAAACACCTGTTTTAATAACTTGTGATGAAAAACAAAAGTTGACTATGAAAAATCTTTACATGCAATATGAGGGTAATTATCCTGTTATTTTTGGTGACAGCAATTTAGATATCAAAAGTCTTAGTGTGTTAAAAACAGACGCACCTTTTGTTAGTGATAAAATCTATGATTTAAAGGTTAAAATCTGGAATGAAGCACTCACTTATTTAGGTATTTCAAATATCAACACTACAAAGAAAGAACGCATGATTACAGATGAGGTTATCAGAAATCAAGGCGGAACGATTGCTAGTCGATATTCAAGACTTGAAAGCAGGCGTATAGCAGTTAAAAAAATCAATAAAATGTTTGGACTGAATATAACTGTTGATTACAGAGAAGATTTTCAAAGTACAGGCATTGAAAATGATTCGTTAGGTGGTGATAGCCTTGAGTAAATACACAACGCAAGTTAGATTTATCTGCGAAAGTAAAAGTGGATTAAATGAAAGCATGGGTTTTTTATCTGTCGATGAAATAATATCTAAATCATGGGATAAAATTTTTACAACAAAAGTAACCTTTTTTGATGAAAATTATAGAAAGATAATTTGTTCAAAAATATTGAAACATTTTTACTTGCGTGAAATCGGTGCTGAAACTTTCGGTGTGTGGCAGTTATGGATGAATACTAAACTGGAAGAAATTATGCCGTTATACAACCAGTTGTATGAATCATGCAATCTTAAATTTAATCCGTTTTTTGATGTCGATTTGACAAGGGAGCATAAGGGTAAAGGTAATACGGTTAGTAACGGTGACAATAGAACTGTTAACAATACGATAGTTAATGCTAACAGTATTACACGTAATAACGCTGTAAATCGTGATTTATATAGCGATACACCGCAGGGCGCATTGACAGGTGTTGAAAATGAAACCTATTTAACAAACGCTAGAAAAAACATTGACGAAAACACAACAAATACAAATACAAACACGAATAGCGTTAACAATGAAACGAATACTAATAAAACAGAAGCAAACACGACAGACGAATATATTGAAACAATAGTCGGTAAACAAGGTAGTAAAAATTACAGTGCTTTATTAAAAGAATATCGTGAAACTTTTCTAAACATTGATATGATGATTATTGAAGAGTTTAATGGCTTATTTTTAAATTTATGGTAGTGAGGTGAAAAAAATGACAGGGTATGAGAACATTAGACGTATGTGTTTTCCTTTGGTTACACCAGTTTTACCGAGTGTGTTCGATGATTCATTATCGTATTATGAATGTTTAACACACGTTGTCGGCGTTTTAAATAAAACGATTGACGCAGTTAATTTTATCGGAAATAACACTGAGCAACTTTTCAATCAGTGGATTAATGAGCACAAAGACGAAGTGCTATTAAATGCGTCATATAACGAAGAAAGTAAAACTTTATTCGTGTATGCAAAAGGATGATATAGGTGGTAAACAATGAAAAAATATATTGAAAAAATTGATTTATCTGGAACAGAACTTTTTATCAGTGATGCTGAATCAAAAGAAGAAACTAAAAGACTTTGGAAAAGATTTGGACAACTTGATTTGTCCGGTAAGACTATTTTCATCGGTGATAGTTACGCTGAGGGTTATACCACAATATTCGATAATACAGGTGCTATAAAAGGTTACACTATTAAGCCATGGGAAAATTATGTTATCGAAAATTGTGGGATTACAGACTATGTGATAAGCTGTCGTGGTGGTAGTGGTTTTGCAGTAGCAAACAATACTTTTGAATCGTTACTTGATAGTGTTCAAGTTGACACACCAGAGAGTGTAAAAAATATAATTGTGTGCGGCGGTTATAATGAGCCAGCGGACATTGGCACAATACAAACTGCTGAAATGAGTTTTTACAGTAAAGCGAAAAGTAAATTTCCTAACGCTAAAATCTTTTGTGGCATGATTGGTTGGGATGTTAATTCGAGTATGTGGGACAGGTTAAACAAAGTGTGTGAAGCGTATCAGTATAATGCGATTGATTGGTTTTACTTGAACAACGTACAGTATTCTATTCATTCTGATGGGCTTATGGGTGCTGACGGATTTCACCCGAATGAGACAGGATATTCGAAGATAGGGCTTTACGTTTCTGAAGCTTTGAAAACTGGTTCATGTAATCCTAGTTTCTTTAACGTATATGCTAATGTTATTTTAAGTCCTAACTGGACGTTAACTCCTGGTAGTGTTTGGCCTATTGTGACAAACTATGACGGTAATAAAAGTAGAATCATATGGGGGAATACAGTGATTGCACCAGTCGGTGATACTACTATTAAATGTGACGGTACAGAGTATCTTATATGTGCTATTGATAGTACAAGTTATATTGGTGATGGCGCAGGATATAGCGTTATTGATAGTTCAGTAATTGTACAAAGTGGTGCACTTTTCTACACTATTCCTTGTCAGTATCATATAATGGGGAGAGTTATCTATATGAGTTTTTATGACGTTGATGATACTCACACAAATTACAGAACTCTGACAGATGTGAAACATGTGCAGATTAAACGTGAAAGTTTGGTAGAATAAATGATAGAGGGTGGTACAATTCCACCCTCTTTTTCTGTTAAAATGAAATTGTCAGAAAACTTAATATCCTCT